ATCTGCTTTCATTTGAAGCTGTAAATTTTGCAGTCGATGAACTGGATAATTTTATCATTAAAGATATAAGGCCTAAAAATAGGTCTTTTTCTTATGTGATTAATCAACTGTTAACTGATTCAGGTTGTGACTGGGTATTGGGTGTCTGTGAACCAATTAAAACAGTTTCCAGTACTTTCTACTATACTTCCATGCGAGAAGCGCTCAAAGCTTTGCAAGAACTAGGTTCTGAGTTTACCTTTTCTATTGAAATTACAGGAAATAAGATTACTAAAAAAATCATTAACTGCTATAACCAAATTGGGAAAATAACCAATAAACGATTTGAATATGGAGAAGAAGTTCTAAAAATTGTCCACCAACAAGACCGCACAAATATTGTTACTGCCCTAATTGGACGTGGGAAAGGAGAAGAAGTTGGTGACGGTTATGGGCGAAGAATTGAGTTCTCAGACGTTGAATGGAAGAAGTCTAATGGAAAGCCCCTTGATAAACCTAAAGGTCAAAATTGGATAGAATATCCGGAAATGACAAAAGAATATGGCATTCCGTCAAATGGAAAAATGCTTCCTCGAAAAACAGTGGTTATTTTTGATGATGTGGAAGATGCAAGCGAGCTTTTGCAAAAGACTTATGACCAACTGGCTTATTACTGCCGACCGCTCGTTCAGTTTAGCACTGAGATATTGGGTAGTGGTTCAATTGGAGATACTGTTTCAATCCACAGAGGAGACCGAAATTATCACTATCAAACCAGAGTCTTTAAAGTGGTTACTGACCATGTTAATGGGCGAGTGCAAGCCAGCCTTGGTGATAATTTAAGTGGCAACTCAATTAATCGCCAGTTGTCACAAGTTCAAAGCAATATCTCTGACCTTGATAGCAACAAAATGACTTGGTATGACTCCACAGAAATCGGAAAGTATCAAGACGATATTATGCGTGGTGCTGGTGCTAACGGCGGCTCAATTTATATGGTCAACGGGATTGAAGCTGGTGTATCTCAATCGAGAGAAACCTATGAGCAAGTTTTTATGGATGGGCCAAAGATTCAAGATTCACAGTATTTTATGATTCAAAATAATGCTGGGATCTCTTTTAAGCAATGTAAAAAAGGTCAGTGGACAACTATTCAAGATGTGCATAATGGGAAAAGTAATACTGCATGGACGCTTGATGGGACTTTCAATGCTAACTTTATTAATGCAGGGGTTTTGCAGGGGGTTAAAATCCGCTCCATTAATGATGACTTCATTATTGAACTTGATCAAGGAAAAATTCGTTTTATTAAAAGAAATGGGTCGTCCGAAAATGAGATGTTTGCTTTTGCGCCAACTTATACAGACGGACAACTCCAAGGGATTAATGCAATTCAAAATCAGGGTTATTCTTTTGCTTTGTCATCAAAAGGAAACAGCGGAACGTTTTTAAATGTTTTAGAAATTCCCAAAGATAGTACGGCTGAAAATCGCAAATTAAATCTTTACGGAGAAGTAAAAGTTGATGGTAACTTTTATGTTAATGGAGTAAAAATCGACACCAACGGAGGAGGAAACTCTGGTGGAGGAGGTGGATGGAATGGCCAATATCCACCAGAAGTCACAAGTGATCGTGATAAACGTTACTGGCAAATCTGGGCAATGGCGATTGGAGCTGGTTTTTCTAAACAAGCTGCAGCTGCTTTACTCGGAAATGCACAAGGTGAATCTGATGCTAACCCAACGGCTGATGAGGGCGGCGGACGTCCTGGTTTTGGTTATGGAGTTTGGCAATGGACCGATAGTTCAGGCGCTAGCTCTGGACGTGTTTATATGATTAACCTCATGACACGAGCAGGAGTCACTGACAATCCTGACACAATCGCAGCTCAATTCAAGCTCTTGATGTGGCATGCACCAAATGGACAGTGGATTGCGACAAGTTCTTATCCTTATTCTTGGACTCAATTCATGACATTAACCGATATTAATACTGCTGCACAAGCATTTGTTTCAAATTTCGAACGTCCTTTAAATTCACACCCAGAACGAAGCACTTGGGCGCAAGAATGGTATGACAAATTTGTTAAGCTTGAAATTCCAAGTGGTGGGGGAGATTATAAAGCACCAATTGCAAGCCCAATCACAGTATCAAGTGAATTCGGGTGGCGCCAAAGTCCAATCACTGGCGCACAAGAATTTCATAATGGAATTGACTTGGTCAATGGAAACCCAAACACTCCAATTCTTGCCTCTGCGGATGGAACAGTTGTCAGTGCTGCAGACCCAGGCTATTTTGATTGGTATGGGAATTGGACAGTGATTAAACATGCGGATGGAATGTACACAGGGTATGCCCATCAGAGCCGGGTAGATGTTGCCGTTGGTCAGAATATAAAGCAAGGGCAACAAATTGGACTAATGGGTACAACTGGGCCAAGCACGGGTGAACATTGTCATTTTCAGTTTATGGATGAATTTTACCCATCGTCAAATGCACATTTCCATAATGCAAGAGATTATATCAATTTTTAGAAAGGGTTTATTATGACAGAACATTTTATAACACTGTCCACCACAGAGCCTAACAACAATGTCGGTATTGTTAAATTAAGACATGCGGACGTGAACAGTCAAGCCATTATCGCTCAAATCGTAGAGAACGGCCAGCCCAAGAATTTTGAAGGGTTACAGCCGTTCTTTTGTTTAATGGCGCAAGAAATTACAGGGCAAGGGGTGTCAGAAGAAGCAGTCATTTCATTTGATGTGACTAAAGGGACACTGACCTATATTGCCAGTGATAATGCACTCCAAATGGTTGGACGAAACGAAGCTTATTTTAGTTTTAGAAAACAAGAGGGCGAGCAATGGATTGAGCAATTCTCAACTCGGACTTTCCACTATATCGTAGAGAAATCCATTTATTCTCAACCTTTCAAAGATTCTAACTACTGGTGGACCTTTAAAGAGCTTTATCGAATCTTTAATCAGTATATTGAAGATGGTAAAAAGAGCTGGGAAGAGTTTGTGGAAGCAAATCGTGAAATTCTTGAATCGATTGATCCAGGAGGAAAACTATTAGAGAAAGTGATTGATTTAGAAAAGGTTATTAGTGAAAAAGTTCCTAATGGCTTTAAATTTGTATTAGAACATGATTCTGAATATCAACCAGAGGTCAAAGTCACAGCATATAAGAACTCAATCGGTACTGAAACGGATGGATTAGATACAGGAACAGTCTTTGGTGGAGAAACAATTTATAATGTTCCACTTTTCTTAAGCTATGACCGCCAAAAAGCTTATGTAGAAATGCCAATTTCTTATAAAGTTGACGGTGAAATTATTTTGCAAGATGATGAGACCTTATTAATTATAGATAAGTCCCAAGTACTTTGCTTTAAAATGACAGATGCCAAAATAACCAAAGGCTATGCCTTTACAAATAAATAGAAGGAGAAACTAAATGGCAGAATTAACTAAAATTTATCGTGGCATGCAAAATGGTGCTGAAGCAATCAATACCAACTTTAATACTTTGGCAGATAATCTAAAGCAATCTTCTGATGTCGCTGTTAAGTTAACCGGTGATCAAACAGTTTCTGGGAAGAAAACATTCTCTGATGATGCAAGCTTTAAAAACATTTCGGTTTCAGGGGATATCAATCAGCGCTACGCTACTATATCGTTCGAGATTGGTTATGGATTATCAGTTACTGCAAAACGTGTTGGAAATCTGGTGACAATTACATTTAGAGGGTCCAACACCACTCAATTGGGGGAGAATGCTAAACCGACTGAAAAAATACCAGTGGGCTATCGGCCAATTGAAGCAGAGAGTATTGATTTTCTGGTTACAGGTCGGCATTTGGATACTTATTATTACTTCAATCCAGATGGCTCAATTTCATACAATGGTGAGATGGTTCCAGTCAACAGCTTTTTCCGTGGGGTAAGAAGTTACTTTACCAAAGACGCTTGGCCAACAGCATAGGAAGTAGGAGTAATGGAAGAGAAATCAGAAGAAGTTGTTGAGAGACTCGCACGAATCGAAACAAAATTAGACAATTATGGTTCAATTCGAGAAAAAGCCGAACAGGCTCATTTAATAGCTTTGAATAATGCGGAAGATATTAAAGAAATAAAAGCAAATAACAAGTGGGCGTGGGGGTATATGATTGGCCTTGGGATTTCAATTGTTATTTATTTTTTAACCAAATTTTGAAAAGGAGTGGGAAATGATTTCAAATAACAAAACTTATAACATTATCAAATGGGCTGTTTTAACAGCATTACCAGCACTTAGTGCCTTTATTGGAGTAATTGGAAAAGCTTATGGTTGGGAAGGAACAGATTTAGCGATTATCAGCTTGAATGCATTCACAGTATTCTTGGGAACATTAGCTGGGGTAAGTGCTACTAAGTATAATAGCCAGTCGAATAATACGGAGGAAAACAAATGAAAAAATTAATCAAAAAAGCTGCCATTGGAATGGTAGCTTTCTTTGTTGTCGCAGCAAGTGGTCCAGTATTTGCGGCAGTGGGTGACCAAGGGGTAGACTGGTCAAAATATAATGGCGATTACGGGAATTTTGGTTATGACCATGATAAGTTTGCGATTGCTCAAATTGGCGGAACTTATGGTGGTTCATTTGTGGACCAAGCAACTTATTCAACGCAAGTTGCATCTGCCATTGCTCAGGGCAAACGAGCGCACACTTACATTTGGTATCAAGTCGGAGGTTCTCAAGAAGTAGCAAAAGCAGCACTTGATCGTTACTTGCCAAAAATTCAAACGCCTAAAAACTCTATTGTTGCCTTGGATTATGAAAGTGGAGCAAGCGGAGATAAACAAGCGAATACTGACGCTATTCTTTACGGAATGCGTCGAGTAAAAGCAGCTGGATATACTCCAATGTATTATTCTTACAAGCCTTACACTTTGGCCAATGTCAATTATAAGCAAATCATCAAAGAATTCCCTAACTCACTATGGATTGCAGCTTATCCAAATTATGAAGTTACACCAGTTCCAAACTCTAGCTTTTTCCCAAGTATGGACGGAATTTCAGTTTTCCAGTTCACGTCAACTTATGTTGCTGGAGGACTTGATGGAAATGTTGACTTAACTGGAATCACTGACAAAGGTTATGAGAATGGAAACGCAACTAAACCTGATACCGATACACCGGCCACTGATGAAGGACAGGATGCCAACGAAGTGACATCAAATGAAATTCAAGAGGGCATGACTGTCACTATCAAGTTTAGTGCAACGAATTACTCAACAGGACAAGCAATCCCTAAATGGGTTAAAGAAAACTCATATAAAGTGCTTCAAAAATCAGGGAATAAAGTCTTGCTTGATAATATTATGAGCTGGGTTGCAGCAAGTGACGTTCAAGCGCTAGATACAGGCGGGGGGAGTTCGACTGGAAGCACTCAAACTCACATTGTCCAATCAGGCGATACTTTGAGCGGGATTGCTTCAAACTGGGGCACAAGCTGGCAAGAATTAACACGTCAGAACAGTTTATCTAATCCGAACATGATTTATACTGGTCAGGTTATTCGCTTCACAGGCGGTCAATCTGGGGCTATATCACGAGCTTACACAGTACAATCTGGCGATAATCTTTCATCAATTGCCGGCCAATTGGGAACAACTGTTCAAAGTCTAGTTTCAATGAACAGTATTTCAAACCCTAATTTGATTTATGCAGGTCAAACTTTAAATTATTAAGAACAATCCTGACCCCTGCAGTTATTTTGAAGCGTTAACATTTGTTAACGTTTTCTTTTTTATATAGTGATAAAATTTATCTGTATCTTAGTGTTTTTTAATTAAATATAGGATATATAATAATTTACCATTGGAGATTTTATGAAAAAACATTTAAAAAGACTGTTGCTTCTACTTACATTAGTTAGTATTATTTTGGGTATAAGTATGTTTGGTTCAAAAGTTCATGCGGATACAGCACAACAACAAAAGGTGGTTCAGGAAGCGAAAAAGTACCTTGGGGTCCCTTATGTCTGGGGTGGAAATACACCTGCTGGCTTTGATTGCTCAGGTTTAACCCAATATGTATATTCTCATGCAGTGAATATTTCGCTACCACGAGTGACTACTGCGCAGGAAAAAGTGGGAAGTGAAGTATCACTAAATAGTTTGCAACCAGGAGACCTTCTTTTCTATGGAATGAGAGGGAATACTACACATGTTGGTATTTATATTGGCAATAACAAAATGATACATGCACCACAGCCTGGACAAAATGTTACAACTGTTGATATAAAGTACTATTATCCAGATTTTGCTAGAAGAATTCTATCATCAACACCTGCTCCAACTCCAAATAATGATGGTCAAAAAGCGGGAGAACAATATGTCTTTAGATTATATAATCCTAATGCAGGACAACATGTTTATATGACAAGCGTTTATGAAGCGACACAAACCCAAAAAGCAGGTTGGACTTACGAAGAAAAAGGTGGATGGGTAGCACCGACTACTGGATCACCTGTTTATCGATTGTATAATAAGACTAGTGGGGAACACTATTACACAATGAGTTCTTATGAAAGAGACAGTTTGGTAAAAGCAGGTTGGAATTACGAACAAGTGTCATTTTACTCTGGTGGTACTGTACCAGTTTACTGTCTATTTAATCCAAATGCTAAAGGAACTCAAGAGAGCCATGCTTACACAGTAAGTTCTTACGAAAAAGATTCTTTAGTATCTGCAGGGTGGCGTTATGAAAAAATTGCTTTTTATGCTTTGAGAACAAGATAAATGTCTTGTAGATTCATTGGATAATACAATATGAAAATCCAAAATAT